GAATGATACGCGCACGCGGCGCGAGTACCACCGCGTCCTGTCGCTGTTCGACAGGCTCTATCAGGGCCACAAGATTTCAGGAGAGCAGTTCCAGGCGTCCCAGCGCTGGGAGCAGCACTGCAACGGCTCCCGTGGCGCCGACGTTCGCATGGACGATGCCGGCACGAGCGATGCCGATCCGAGCCGGCGGCAGCCGGCGATCATCCACCACGGGACGCAGCTCGCCGATGCTTACCACCGCCTGAGCCGCAACCAGGAACGCGCTCTCGATCTCGTCTGCGAAGGTGTCGAGACGCTGCCGGAGATCGGGCAGCGCATCTACGGGTACGCCAACCGATCGCAGGCGACCGGGGCGGCCTCGGTGCTCATCACGGAAGCTCTGGAAGCCTTGGCTATGCACTGGGGCTATCTCACCCGATCCCGTCCTCCGTCGCGATAGAGCGTGAGGCGTGGCCGCCAGAGTGAGCGGCACCAAAAAAAGGCCCGGAGGAAAACCCTCCGGGCCTCACAGTGTTCGACGGTGTTTCAGTGCAGCGAGATGGCGACCTCCCGGCCGACACGGTGTTTCGACACGAAACCAGCGGCGACACCCTTTCCAACCCGCTTGCTGGCCTCCGACTTGGTAACGCCGAGAGCCGCTGCCACCGCGTCATTCGTCAGTGGAGCGTGCGCCGCTTGAAGCAACCTCCGAAGCTCCTCGATTTCAGGGTCGGTCAGGTCACGAACGTTGGCGTAGTCGATGGCGGAAACAGTGTTCTGAGGCTGAGAAACAGTCCGAACACCGTCCCGGAACGCGAAACCGAGAGACACGATCGAGCCGACTTCGAAGAACAAGGTCCACAAGAACGGCTCGATCAGCATCAGTGCGGCTTGCGACTTGGCGCGGTCGAAGCCGAACAGGGCCGCAACCTCCGCCATTTTCGCAGACTTCGGCTCAACCGGCTTCTGCGGCCCAAGCGCGGCAATCTCCGCCTCCAGAGCGGCAATCGTGTTGCCGATGTCGGTGGCGTTGGTACGCCAATCCTTGCAGCGACCACCACAGCGCTCGCCGGTCATCTCCTGATCGGCTTTGGCGGTGGCGTGACGCTGGCGGGCTTTGGCGTCCCTCAAGTCGTCGTGCTTCGAGGCAATCGCGGCGTTGCGGGCTTCGACGCTCAGCTTGTTGGTGTCGCTCGTCTCGGCTTGCCGGCCGACGCTCTGGTAAACCACGAGCGCTGTGCCGGCCATGAACAGCACCAGGAATCCGACCGCGGCGAGGATGTGCCGTGCCTTCCAGGCCCCGGCGAGCAGGTGCCCGGCGGCGATGGTGCCGAACACCGTCAAGATCGTGAGAACGTGGTATTGCGTCCATTCCATCGGTCGGGTGAGCGCCGAGCCCATGAGGATCACGAGGCCGCCGACCGAGAAGGCAACGCCAGCCGTGATTGCGAGCAGGCGTCCTGTTGGTGTATTGTGTTGCATAGTCTCATCTCCTGGTGAAGTCAGGGTTTGGGATCAGGCCCCGTCATAGCGCTCGAACGCTGTGGTGGGGCCGCTTTCATTTAGCTTTTCCGGGCTTCATTGCGGTGCGTGCCAACGCTTGCATAAGCCCGTGTACTTCTGCAGATATATTGTAGAGCACCAGCATCTCATTGCTTTGGTCGTTTGGCTGTAGGCACTCCTTGCGAAGCACGCCGTTGTTGCTCTGGATCACAACCCAGATAGGGGAGTTCGCAAATCCAGGTCCGGCAGCGCGTTCGGCAAAAGCGCAAACAACGCTTTCGCCTGTACGCAATCGCGGCTTGCTCATCGTCGTTCTCCTGTTGTTGTCCATAGCTTCGCCACTCCCCTCGGAAGGGGTTGGGTTCGGGCTGTTGGATGTCCCCCGCTCTCTGGAACCCCGGCTGGTCTTTGCCTTTTTTCCGGGGCCTGCATCTTGTCGGGGGGCCAGCTCGCCGTCTCGATGGTTTGAACATAGTGCCATTGGCACATTCTGTAAATGCCTCTGGCACTATTTGTTTGACATAGCATGCCAGCGGCACTATAAAACAACACATGGGCAGCATGGCAGAGCAGCAGGGGCGAGCCCTGCAAGCGGATTTTGAGCGCATCCTTGGCGGGCACGGCGCAACGGCGCGTCTCGCTCGGGCGCTCGGGCGGCATCAATCGCACTTGCATCGCATATGGTCGGGTAAGCGCCCGATCCCGGATGAGTTGGTTGTGGTGCGCGAGCTGCTGGATGCTCTGCCGCGTGATGCGTGGCCGGAACGGTGGACGGCATGATTATGCGCAGTGATGTAATGAGCGAGCCAGATCGCAGTGAAACCGCCGACGCCAAGCGGTTTCGCTGGCTTCTCGACGGGAACGGGTACTTCATGGAAGCGATGCTTCTATGCGGCATCGGGCCATGCAGCGACGATGAGAAGGATGCCGCTCGGAAGTGCATTGACGATGAGATGGCAATTCACAGGTGATGCGTTTCCGCAAGCATCAACCGCTTGCGCGAATACGCAAATCACGCAATAACGGTATCATGTCGCGTGCGGTGCGAGCATCAGGTCTCCAGCTCCCGGCGCGATAATGGCGAGACGGCTATACGCCACACACTGCCGTCTCGCTGAACTGATGCGGTACGCGACACCAACTAACGCAACGTCGCAAATCTACACAACCGGAACTTAACCAACCATGAACGTGCTGCTCGGCGCTTTCGTGGCGTTTCTGATTCCTCTTGCGGTATGGGCAGCATGGACAGCGATCAGATCGAGTTAGATCAGCCGTCCGCGCTAGAGTCGCATATCGAGGCGATTGCTGACCTGTTCCGCGCCTACGAGATCACGCCGTATCAGGCGCTGCTGGCGACAATCGAGCTGCTCGACGAAGCGATGCGCAAGGGAACGATCCATTGACCGCACAACAAGTCGTCGCATTCCTTCTCGACTGCATCACCGAGATTGCAGACACACCGGAGACCGCAAGTGAGTGACCGTCTCACTCCAAAGCAAGAGGCGTTTGCCCTGGCATACTTGGAGACAGGCAACGCTTCCGAGGCCTACCGGCGTAGTTACAACTGCAAGCCGGATGCAAAGCCAGAGGGAATCGCGGTCAACGCCAGCAAGTTGCTTTCTGACGCTAACGTCGCACTAAGGGTCGCACAGTTGCAGGAGCGAGCCAGCGCGGAAGTGGTTCTGAACCGCTCATGGGTGCTAGAGCGTTTGATGCGCAACGCCGACAAAGCGCTTGAACTTGAGGACGTGACGGCAAGCAACAAAGCGCTTGAGCTTCTGGGCAAGACGGACGAACTCTCGATGTTCGTAGAGCGGCAGAATGTTACCAGCGACAATAGACATCATCACTCGGCGGAGCCACTATCCCCGTTTGCTGAGTTCCTTGCAGGAGCGATCGCAAGCGGAACAAAAGGAGAGGCTGAGGAGCCTCTACAGAACTGACCTCTACGCTCTTCTACGCTATGGGCTGCGCCGGCCCGACGTAGATCATCAATGGGTGTTCGAGAGGTGCCGCGAGGTTCAGAGGGGCATGAATGGCGTGCTCGATCTGTGGGCGCGTGAGCACTACAAGTCGACGATCCTCACGTTTGCCGGCTCAGTGTTCCGTATCATCCGATCACACGGCGCGGGTGCCCCGGAGGATCGCGAAGTCACGATCGGCATTTTCAGCCACACCAAGCCCATCGCCAAAGGTTTCTTGCGACAGATAAAGTACGAGCTGGAAACCAACGAACACATGAAGTCGGTGTTCGACGACATCTTCTATGCAAACCCGCGCAAAGAGGCGTCGAAGTGGACCGAGGATGAGGGCATCACGGTTCGCCGCAAGAGCAACCCGAAAGAGGCAACCGTCGAAGCGCACGGCCTCGTTGATGGCCAGCCGACATCAAAGCACTTCCTGCATCGTCAGTACGACGACGTGGTGACGCTCGAATCCGTGACGACGCCAGATATGATCGCTAAGACGACGGCAGCTTACGAGATGAGCGACAATCTCGGCACCGAAGGCGGCACGTTTGCCATGGCCGGGACGAGGTATCACTTCGCAGACACCTACGGCGACCTGATGAAACGGAGGTCCGTGACGATCCGGATGCACCCATGCACGCGCGACCATAGCGAGAACTTCACGCCTGATAACTGCGTGTTGATGAAGCCGGAGACGCTTCGCGCCAAGCGCATCAACCAAGGGCCTTACACGTTTGGAACTCAGATGCTGCTGAACCCGAAGGGCGACGGACAGCAGGGCTTCAATGACCAGTGGCTTAAATTTACCGGGAACCTCTCGCGCGAAGGGCTCAACGTCTACATCGTCGCAGACCCGGCAAACGAGAAGCGGCGCACGTCTGACTACACGACGTTCTGGGTCATCGGCCTCGGTCCGGATCGCAATTATGTATGCCTCGACGTAGTTCGTGATCGTCTGAACTTGACGGAGCGCACGCGCAAGCTGTTCGACCTGCATCGCAGGTGGCTTCCTCTTCGTGTCGGTTACGAAAAGTACGGCATGCAAGCCGACATCGAGCACATCAGGGCCGAACAGGAGCGGTTGAACTACAGGTTTGACATCGTTGAGCTTGGCGGCGCGACACCGAAGCTGGATCGCATTCGCAAGCTGATCCCGCTTTATGAACAGGGTCGGTTCTATCTGCCGCGCTCCGTGACCTACACGGACTATGAAGGGCAGACGCGCAACCTCGTCAGCATCTTCGTCGAGGAGGAATACAAGGCGTTCCCAGTCATGTCGCACGACGACATGCTGGACTGTCAGGCGCGCATCGTTGACCCTGAACTCGGCGCGGAGTGGCCCAAGGAAGCGACTGCATCCGATGCCAATAGACAAACTCACGCATCGACGGGGCAGCGTTACGCTTTGTCGGCACGCCACCGTTGAAAGGATGATGTCCATGAAGCCCAAAGCTCCGGCCCCGCCGCCGGTCCAGCGCATGCCCAGTCCTGATGACCCGGATATGCAGAACGCCGCCAAGGTGAAGATGGCCGACGAGCAGCGCAACCGCAAAGGCCGTGCTTCGACCGATCTGACCGGCAACAGCGCCTATTCTAGGACGACGCTCGGCTGATGAGTGACGACAATGCCTTGGAACTCATCAAGCGCGGCGATGCTCGGTTCTCGAAGCGTCAGCAGCTCGATACGTTCCGCCAGGAAGTCGCGCTCAACTTCGCCCCTCATCTGGCGTCGTGGACATCTGAGCTGACGCTCGGCGACGACTATGCGGCGCATCTCGTGGACTCGACGCCGCTGTTGCTTGCCCGCGATTTCGTCGGCCAGATCGGCGCCATGCTGCGACCTCCGGGCAAGCAATACTTCTGGCACCGCACGCATAACGACAAGATCAACAACAACCGTGAAATCCGGGCCTATCTCGACTGGCGCTCGGAACAGATGATGCGCATTCTCAATGACCGGGGCACCGGCTACATGAGGGCGTGCAAGCAGGCTGATGAATTCTTCGGGCTGTTCGGCGATGCCGTTCTGTCCGTCGATATGTCGCGCTCGCTGGACAGTCTGCGGGTCCGCTCGTACCACACCAAGGATTGCGTGTGGGCCATTGGCGACGACGACAAGGCCAGCGTCATCACCCGCCGCGAGATGGTGCCGGCGCGGATCATGAAGGCCCGCTACGGCGAGGAAAAGTTGCACCAGAAGGTGCGCGAGGCGTGTGAGAGAGACCCAGATACGACGTTCGAAGTGCGGCACGAGGTGCTGCCGGCGGCTGAGTATGACGCCTATCGTCCCGGTCTCAAGCGCAAGAACGGGTTTGCTTCTATCTGGATCGACGTGACGCATAAGTGCGTGTTGCGCGAGGTGACGACTGACACGTTCCGCTACGTCGTGCCGCGCTGGGTGACGCTGCCGTCATGGGCCTACGCCATCAGCCCGGCGACAACGATTGCGCTTCCCGACGCGCGCATGATCCAACAGCAGGCGTTGGCGATCCTGGAGGCCGCCGAGAAGTCGGTCAATCCGCCGCTCGTGGCCTATGCAGACACCGTGCGCGGCGACGTTCGCCTCGAAAGCCGTGGCATCACCTGGATCGACCGCAACTATGATGAGCGATCAGGCCAGCCGATAACGCCGCTGGAACTCGGCAAGAACTTCTCGCTCGGCGTCGATTCCATCATGCGCACCGAGTCGCAACTGACGCGCGCGTTCTACCTCGACACGCTGCGGATGCCGGACACGCGCAACAGCAAGAGCACCGAAGAGGTGCAGTTCCTGATCGATGAGTACATCCGCGCGGCGCTGCCGCTGTTTGCGCCGATGCAGCAGGAGTACAACGACAACCTGTTGTTCGAAGTCGATAGCCTGATCGTCGAGTCGGGCGGGTACGATGCGGACGCACCGAAGGCGGTGCGTGAGGAAAGTCTGACCTTTGCGTGGGACAACCCCCTCTCCGATATGGTCGAGCGGCAGAAGGCGCAAGTGGTCAGCGAATTGTCGGTGCTCGGCAACGCGATTGCAGCCCTCGAAGCTGCAGCGCAGCAGTCCCCGGCGCTCCGTCAGACCGACACCACGAAGCTCTACCGTGACAGTGCCATCGGCATTGGTGCATCGCGCTGGCTGCTCGATGAGGACGATAGCGACGACGCCATGAACGCCCAGTCGGAACAGAACTCGATGCAGGGCATGATCGCCAACGCGCCGAACATCGCGCAAGTGATCGACAGCGGTGTCAACGCGGCCAAGGCTGCCGGTGAAATCCCCGGACAAGCAGAGCCGGGCTTTGCTCTGCCGATGCCGATATGACGGAGGTGCCAATTGAAAGATGAACCTCCGAGAGAGGCTGTCGCACGCAATGGTCGCGAACAGGTCGTAATGCTTGAAGTTCCTGACATCACGACATTCGAGCACGACCTGTACGTTGCGCGGTTCGACCAATTCCGCAGGTGGTGGGACGAACGCGCCGTGATGACGGTAGACAATGCCCCGAGACACAACGACGAGGACGGCTTCTGGTTCATCACGGCGCGGATGACACTCTGATGCAGCATCCATGGACGAAGCATGAAGTCCAGATCATCAAGGCGGCATGGGCCACGGACGCCGGCCGGCTGGCCTTGCAAGTCGTCGTCGAGCGGCTTGGCAACCTGTTCGGCGGGTCGTTCAACGTCGATCCGCACGTCACGGCGTTCAACGAGGGCCGCCGCTATGTCGGCCGCGAACTGTCGTATGCCATCAATTCTGACATCTCGAAAATGAAACTGGTAGAGGATACCAATGATCGGAGCAACGGCACCGGCGACGACGGACGCCCCGTCACAGCCACAGAACGCGCCGCAAGAGCAGCTGCCGGCACAGCCCTCGCAACAGACGGCCGTAGCAAGCGCTGAACCGCCGGTCAGCGGCCTAAGCCCAGATGCGCAGAAGGTCACGGCACCGGCTGCGGCAAATGACGATTGGCGTGCCAAGTACGCCAGCGGCGATGTCAAGAAGATCGAGGCCCTGAGCCGGTACAAGAGCGAAATCGACTGGGCCAACTCGTGGTTCGAGCAACGCGCCGCGCTGGCGAAGCGCGCCGAACCCGTCAAGCTCGGCGACAACGCAACGCCGGAACAGGTCGCCGAGTATCGCAAGGGGCTCGGCGTTCCCGAAGTCCCGTCCGACGCCAAGCCGGAAGCCTTCCTCGAAGCATACAAGATCAAGGTGCCGGACGGTTACGAGGCCAGCGACGCCGAGATGGGCCTGCTCGGGGATTACGCCAAGTTGGCCTATGAGCAGGGCAGCGATCCCCGCAGCGTCAAGGCCGCGACGGATTTCTTCTTCCAGCAGCAGGCGGCCTCACAGCAGGCGCTCAACCAGATCAACGTTGATCGCCAGAAGGAATGGCAGAGTCAGCTTCGCAGCGAACTCGGCAAGGATTACGACGCCAGCGTTGCGGCTGCCGAAGCCTACTTCGAGAAGCTGGTCGATGGCGATCAGCAGCTCAAGGCCGTGCTGTCGCGTGCGCAACTTCCCGGCGGCGGGTTCATCGGCGATCATCCGGTGTTCGTGAAGCTGGTCGCTGATCTCGCGCTGCAGAACGGCTACTCGGATCGCATCGAGTCGAACGTCATGGAGTCCGGCGGGCAGAGCCTGCGGGATCAGCAGGCGGCGATCGAGAAGCTGATGTCAACCGACACTGGCAAGTACAATGACCCTGCTACGCAAGCCAGGCTCTCCAAGATTCTTGAGCTGCGATTGAAGCGTGGCGAAATCAACGAGTTCGGCGTCGAGACGAAACAGCGCCGCAGCGCATGACCATTCGAGGAGACTAACGCATGTCTGATGAACCGGGTTCTTTTGTCGGTGGTGGGTCTGCCACACTGACGGCCGCCGCTGACAATTCCGCCAAGAGCCGCGTGCCGCTGTCGGCGGATTTCGTGACCGTGGCCGCTGTCGCCACCGATGCCAATGACTGGATTGTGCTCCCGACCGGCGTATCGCCTGGGCACACGATCCGAGGCTGGTCGGTCATCGCGCACGAGATGCGCACTGCGGCGTCGAGTGCCATCGAGATCAACTCCGAGGACTGCGACGGCACCAAGGAGGCGGCCATACCGGCCACGACGCTGTGGGAAGTCGTTTACGTCAGCTCGACTATCGGTTGGATTCTTCGCGCATGGGACGAACTGGCGGCCCCGATCACGGCCATCGTCCCGGATTGATGCAGCGGTGTGCGGCTGGTTCTCCGGCCGCCATCCCCTGCACCAAGCAGGCCACTCAAGTATCGCGGACACCCCGGCAACGGCCCCGCATCACGACCGCGTTCACGCCCAACGCTTCGCCCCGCTGATCGACGCCCAGCCCCGCACTGCGGACACCCCGGCGCTGCGATCCACAGCGGACACCCGACGCCACGGCATCCCCAAAGATCATCGGCCCCATCGAGGGCCCGGATAGGAGATCACGCCTATGGCTGGCGTAGAGAGCATCAAATATCGCCGCGAATTCATCGGCGCCTTCAACGTCGGAGTGTCCTTCCTCAAGGACCGAGCGACGCCAGAAAACATGGACATGGGCCGTTCGGCCGTGTTCGACGTGACCGCTGTCGGCGGTCGCATGCAGAACCGTTCCATCGACGGCCGCATCCCGCGCACCAACGTGAGCGATACGCAGGTGACGTGCCCCCTGGCGGAATCGGTCAAGAAGTTCGAGGTAACGGACTTCGAGTCGTTCACGTCGCAGAGCGACGAACGCGCCAAGATGAACCATCGCATCATGGAGAGCGTGAATCAGGAACTCGACTATGCCTTCATGACGGAACTCGCCAACGCCAGCACGTCGTTCTCGGCAACGGCGGCTCCGATGACGCTTTCGACCGCCACGCGCGTCATCGCCACGCTGGCGTCGAACTCGGTCCCGATCAACCCGAATGACGTGACGTTCCTCGTATCGCCGTTCCTGGAAGCGCAGCTCCAGAACATCAAGGGCTACGCATCGCAGGACTACGTTTCGACCAAGCCCCTCGAAACCGGCGGCAACCAGTTCACGGGCGGCGTCCAGATGAAGCGTTGGCTCAACGTGAGCTGGATCGTCCATCCGAACCTGCCCGGCGTCGGTACGGCCTCGTGCACCACCTACATCTGGCATCGTCGCGCTTTCGGCTCTGCGGTCCCGACCAATCAGATCAAGTACAGCGCCGGCTACGACGATCAGGATCACTATCACTACGCATCGGCCACGCTCAAGCACGGCCACAAGATTCTGCAGAACAGCGGCATTCTGAAGTTCATCCACGACGACACCGCCGTCGCCTGATAGGAGGTCAGCAACATGGCTTATTCGACTCTCGGCCTCAAATGCGTGGCCAACGGCACCATCGGTCTCTGGGTGCTCGACACTGCCGACATCGTCGGCGATGCCGACGCTTCCGGCTACATCACCGATGCGGGTCCGACCAATAGCGGCAAGGGTGCGCCCGGCCGTGGTCTCAAGATCGGCGACATGGTGTTCGTCCGTGTCGTTTCTGCCGGCACGGTGTCCATCCCGACCGCGTTCTCGGATACTGGCTGGTACTACGTGAGCGACATCAGTTCTTCGACCGGCGCCGGCACCATCACGGCCTGCGGCGCGTCCTAAGCGCTGACGAGGGCGGGGGATGGTCTCCCGCCCTCATTCATTTGGAGACACCATGACGATCATGGACAAGAAGCCCGAGGCTCGCCCCGGCTCGTTCGAGAACGCCGCCGACGCGGCGATCATCTGGCGCTACATGGCACCGGCCGGGCACACGCTGGAGATGTGCCAGCGTCCCGATTACTGGCGCAACGTGACGCGCGAATGCGGCCAGCAGCGCGTGCTCAATCGTCCAGCTTGGAACCGCATCGAGATCATCGCCGAGGATGGGAGCTGGGAAGCCGAGCTGCGCGTGATGTCGATCAGCAACGGCCTCGTTCAGACCCGTCTCCTGCGCGAGTGGGCGGCGCCGTCGAAGCCCGGCCGCAAGCCGAACCTTCCTGACGGCTACGTCGTCGAGATGATTTCCGGCAACGGTTGGCGAGCGCTCGATCCCAATGCGCAGCCGGTGGCCGTCAACCAGATCACAGAAGACGATGCCGTTCGCGCGGCCTACGCTCACGCGAAGAAAGCCCGGGGGGAATAACAGATGGCAACGTGTCAATTCGCATTCGGTTCGGTGAACGCGGACAGCATCCCGGCCATGTTCGTCGGCGGCGCGACGGTCGAAGCTGAAACCGTGGGCGGTGCCAGTGCTGCAACCACGGCGGCGGCTCTAGCGTCGCAGTCCGTGTGCCGGGTGGCAACCGACACGTCCTGCTATGTCAGCTTCGGGACGGCGCCGAATGCCGGCACGGATACCGTGCGGTTTCTAATCCCGGCCAACGGTGTCGAGTATTTCCGCGTGTCTACGGGCCACAAGGGCGCGGTGATCGCAGCATGATGGTGCGACCGGGGCGGCTGATCCGGGGCGCGTCGTCGAGCGCATCGCATGCGCTGTCTGCGATCTCAACGCTGACGGCGCTGTACGACATCGCCCTGGCCTCGAAGGTGCGGGTTGAGCGCACGGGAAGCGCTGCCACGACGCCAGCGGCCTACGATGGCCCAGTCGGAACGGTGTTGGCGTCCATCGGCGGCAATCACATGACGGCTGGCGCCGATGCCGGTCGCCCGACGTTGCGGAATGCAGCTGGTCTGACGTGGCTCGAATGGGACGGCAACGACGACGCGCTTGCGTTCGACGCGACGCTCGGCACCATCACCCATGCCGTGATTGCAGCGCAGACGACCGATGCCGATGGCGTGTTCATCCATCACGGCGGCATCGGCGGGATTACGGCCCCGCATATCCCAGTGTTCCTGACCGCGAGCGGGGCGGCATCGACGACCGGCCTGACTTCTCCGAAAGTCAGTGTCAACCGAGGTGCAAACCTGACGACGCGCGCCGCATTGCGCACCGCTATCGCGGTCGCATCACCGACGATCATCACCGTATCGTTTGCGGCCTTGGCGAGCGTAGCAAGCCCGGCCTACGGCGGCTATTCAACGGCCGCGTCTCAGTTCCGGTTCGCGCACAAGCTCTATGGTCTCGCGTTGATGACGAGCCCGTCTGCGGGTGAACTGGCGTCTGTCGAGTCGTTCCTGGCCTCCCGCGCCGGCATCACGCTTTAAGGGGCACGCATGACAATCGACAATTACAGTCCATCCACGGCGCTCGACAGCTACTTTCCGAGCCGGACGGAGCGACGCACGGCGCGTGTCTGGTCGCGTGAAAAGACGCTCCACGACTGGGCCGACCTCGGCGCGGCGTCATTCTTCGAAGGCGGCGGATCGAACCCGACCACGCTGACGGGATATTCGAAGAACAAGCTGTGGCTTCGCGTCGATGCCGGCGTCACCGATGCGCCTGGAACAGTGCGCTACTTTGCCGGCGGCGACGATACGCTGCTCGCCAGTTGGCCTGAGATGACCAAGGCGGCGTTCGTCGCGCACACGGCAGCGCGCGGGTCTGATCTCGACTTCGCGTGGTCCACGGCAACGACGGGCGATCCCGGTTCTGGCAAGGTGCGCGGCAACCATGCGACGCTGGCCAGCATCACCAGCCTCGCGATCTCCGAGACGGGGCGCGGCGGCCAGGCTTACACCTCGCGCGTTGCGACGTGGGGCGCCAACGACCGCATTCGCATCTATGCGATGGGCGATGAAACGGCGTTCGTCGAGTTCACGGTGGCGAGCGGTGCGGTTGATGTCGGCACCTACTACACGGTGGCTGGAACCGTCACGGGATCGAGCACGATTGCGAGTGGTGCTCTGTTGGGAATCGAGCACACGCCGATCGGTGCCAAGACCGGCATCGACTACGAGACTGTTCCGGCCACCGGGTCGATCCTGGCGGCGGCCTCGTCAACTGCGGTGCGGGCCGCAACGACAGAGGAATTGGAGACGCTGGTTAATGGCGCGTTTGCGCCGACAGAGCTTTCGATCAGAAGGGCGCTCGGATACATCCCGGCACCGCGCACGGTGTCCAGGCGCACGTTCTCGTCTGCTCAAACGTGGTACGTGCGCCCGGACGATCACGGCGTCGTACACCTCTCGACGGCAGGCATCACGAAGCTGTTCGTTCCCTACGTCACCGAGCATTTCGAACTGATTACGGAGGTCGACCCCGTTCTCGGAGCTGGCTTCATCATCGATTCCGGGATGACTTCGATCCTCGGTAACAACATCATCTATGAGTCGAACCCCCGCGCCGGCATTGTGTCGGGAGAGGTCAACGTCCGTGCTGTTCAGCAGAGGCCAGGAACGCGGTGTGTTTGGCAGTTCCGCAGCACCGGGCGCCCGGCCCTGGTCGCCGAAAAGTCGCGCAACGTCATCTTGCGCCAGTCCGTAACAGCGCCGATCACGATCTCGCAGTTTGCTTATTCTGGCGGCTATTATGACTGGTATTGCGAGATTACTCTGCCGGCTGGAGATACGACGATCACGGTTCCGCAGGTCGACAATGCCGTCTCGTGGGATGTGCAGGAGTCGTATGTGCTCACGGACACCAGAGTCAACAACACCGGCGTTAGGTATGCACCCTACAAGCGCACGAAAGCCGTTGTTTCTGCCGGCGTCACGACGATCATCGTGCAGAACCCGACCGTAGGTCTTGTCACCACCGACATCCTCGTGAAAAACCTGTTTCCGAAGCTGACATAGGGGGCACCATGAGCGCGATTTACGTTGCCCCAAACCAGACGTTCGACAAGATCGTCGGGTTGCATGGCCAGTCGTTCGCGACGCTGTTTGTGATTTACGCTGGCGCAAGCGTGAGCGCAAATGCACTGGTAGCCGGCGGCTATTGCGCCGCGCCGCGCATCCAAATGACCGGCCTCGATGGCATCTCGACGCTCAAGCGCTACAAGCGCTCTGGCGTCAACTACGGGTACATGTGGGACGAAGACACCGACACGGCTGGTCCAATGTTGAGCCCGTCCGTTTCCGGCATCACTGTTCCGGCAACCGTTCCAACTCCTGATGTCGTGTTCGCGGCTACGTCAGAAGCCGACCGCGACACCATCACAGATGCCGCGTTCTGGCAGGGTCAAGGCGACGAATCTGGCGGACTGCTCGAAGCCGAGCGCACGCTGTGGACAGACAGCCATATCAGCGCCATCGAGTTCTATCGAGAGACCATCGTCAACCGCGCTGGTGACGCCACGCCGCGCACCGGCAGTGACGTGAGAATTCACCTCGACCAGATCGGGCGCCGTATCCAAAGCTCGACGACGGTCTCGTGTCAGATCATCCGCGAGCAAAAGATCGCCGTTGCCGCAGCGATGACCAATGTGCAGATTTGCGGCGAGTTCTACGACCTGGAGCTTGTGTGCGAGGTCGATCCTGACCAGCCGACAAACGAGCACATGACAGATAAAGGGTTTGCCGACGCAGGCATGCGTCTTGCAGAGAGCGTCATCGCTGGTGGCGGCGCACGGCTTCTCGGCCCTGTTGTCGCGTCCGTTACTCTCGCCACGTCCACCCGCGTCGATGTAGTCATCACCGTCGAGTCCGGCGAGACCCTGGTCAAGCCCGCGCGCCCGACGTGCTTGCGCTTTGAAATCAACGGCGTGGCGACGGTTCCGGCCTCTTACGCATGGTCCGGCAACACGCTGCAATGCACGTTTACGTCGCCGATCACGGGCGGAACGGGGAGGTTCTTCCCGATTTATGGATCGTGCTCCGATTTCGACCGCGACGCCTACATCCACTACGCCGACGCTACCAGCAGCGCACATCCCTACTACGGCTATTCCAACATGCCGCTGCGCAGCGGGCTTCCGATCACCTTCTGAGGGCAGCACATGGCAGCGACCACCAAGCTGATCGTTTACAATGCCGTGCTTCGCGAGTTGCAGACGGCGCCGCTTGCGTCCTTGTCGGAAACCGGGACGCGGCTGACCGAGCTCAACGGTGCCTGGGATCACGCCGTCGAGCACGCCTTGTCGATGCGGGATTGGGGATTTGCACGGCGCCGGTCGTCGCTGGCGGGTGTATCGGATACGTCGTTTCAGCCGTACATCTACCGCTACACCAAGCCGAGCGACTACCTGCGCAAGTGCTGGGTCAAGCTCGCGGCCGGCGATGCCGAGCAGGAGGACGTGGCGGAAATCGCGGCCGTGTTCTACGGCATGGTTCCGAACGTCCTGATCGAATACATCTCCGACCATTCCGACAACTACGATCCGGCGAACTGGCCGCCGCATTTCACGCGCGTTGTGACGCTGTATCTGGCATCGCTGGTGTCGAAGCTGGCGCGCGTCGGCGCTGGCGACATGGGCGTGCTCGACGGCAAGATGCAAGCGGCGATGTCCGACGCCGAAGCGCAAGAATCCGTGTTCCTTACGAATACGGCAATCCCTGCGAACCGTCGCCCGGTGATGCGGCGTGCGCTGGAGTTCATCGGCCAGCAGCTCGCCGGATCGGTCGCCATTCACTCGCATTCCGACATGCTGCGCTGGCACATGAACCTCGCCTGGGATCACGCACTCAAGTATGTGCTGGAGCAGGGCGCTTGGAACTACGCAACGCGCCGGATCACGATGACGGGCGGGTCGGAGACCGTACCGGGTGCCATCTCCGAGGACATTATCGAGGGATATTCCGTTGGGCCGGCGACGGAAACTACGGATAGCGATTTGCCCGACAGAGCCGGGTTCACCTACGGGTACACGCTGCCATCCGACTTCCTGCACAAGATTTGGATCAGGGCCGACGCCAACCACGAGTTCGAATGCCATCACCAGTTCATGGGCGCATCCGTGTTCACGGGTGTCGAGCCCGTGGTGATGGAGTACATCGCATGGGATGACGATACCACCAACCCTGCCAACTGGTCGGCGACCTTCCTCGAAGCTGTCGCGGCGTACCTCGCTCTGATCGTGACGCCGGAGATTCTGGTCAATGTCGGCGGCAAGGGTGGCGTGCGCGTATCCGCAAACGAGGTGCGCAGCAAGCTCGAAGGGCTCTGGCTGCAGCGGCTGTCTGACGCCAAGCTCAAAGACGCCATCCAGCAGGAGCCGAAGACCATTCCGCTCGGTCGCTACGCGCGCGCGCGGTTCGGGTCCATCGGCACAACCGGCATTCGGAGATACAACTAAATGGCCGATAACGTCACAGTCACGCAGGGCTCCGGCACTTCGATCAGCACAGAGGAAGTGACGACGCTCAACGGCGGCGCCGTATCAGCGCAGCATGTGCAGCGGGTCGTTCCGGCGATGCGAACCGCCGACGGCACGGCCTCCGATCTGGCGTGCGGCGCGGGCGCTGTTTCCACATCCACGCTGCGGGTCACGAGCGCGTCCGACGATCCTCTGGTGACGCGCATGGCTGGTGCGGCGCACGATGCGGCGGTGGCCGGCAACCCGCACCGTATCGGCGCCCGTGCTGTTTCGGCGAACTATGCGGCGGTGGCAACCGGCGACACCGCCGACGCCATTGCGACGCTTGTCGGCGCTCTCATCACGCGACCCTACACGATCCCCGAGGGCGAATGGTCCTATGTGGCGGCTTCTGGCGGCATCGACAACACCGCAACGGCAGTCACGGTCAAGACGGCGGCTGGCGCCGGTCTGCGCAACTACATCACAGGGCTCGACATCGCACACGCGCCGCTCGGCGCCACGACCGAGTTGGCCATTCGCGACGGCGCGGGTGGCACGGTGCTCTGGCGCACGGTTCTGCACACGACCGCGCTACCGCTGACGAGCGTGCGGTTCCCGGTGCCGCTCAAGGGCACGGCGAACACCCTGCTCGAGGTGGTGACGCTCACCGCCGTTACGGGTGACGTGCTCGTCAACATGCAAGGGTATGCCGCACCGTGAGGCAGCACGAACTCGTCTTCGCATTGAATGCCGGCGGCGTCGATAAGGAGGCAGTGGCGCGGGTCGATCTGCAACGGATGCGCTTGGCGGGCGAGCATCCGGTGTCCAACCTCCTGCCGCGCGTGCTCGGTCCTGTGGGTCTGCGGCCCGGATCGGAGAACCTTGCGCCGATCCCCGGCAACAGTCAGACGCGCCAGCTCCCGTTCATCCGCACGGCAGGGGATTCCTACATCCTGCTACTGTCGCCTGGAGAGATGCGCGTTTCGCGGTCGGGAGCGATCCAACAGGTTCCGGCTGTCTCGACGCTTGTCGATCGCGCGGCCTGGGTCGATGTCTCGACGCCGAGCGCTGATGTGCGCATGTTCGGCGAGCCGCTGGGTTTGCTGCTATCGCTGACCGAGTCTCGGTCCTTTATGATGGGGACGACCACGGCGGCAGCGCGCCAGCGCCAGCAGGTTGCTGTGGCTCTGGCCGATCAGCAGGTGGCCCATGTGCTGAGGGTCGTCGTCGAGCGCGGCGCCATCGTTCTTCGTGTCGGTACGACCGAGGGCGGCGACGAACTTATTGAAGATGCGACGCTCGACACGGGGACGCACAAGATCGCCTTCACGCCGGGCGCGGCATCAATCTGGATCGAGTTCAGGTCCGACGATCCCTCGGAACGCATCATCTCCGAAATCCAGTTCGAAAGCACATTGATCGGCGGTACGGGAGACCTGGTGATCCCGACGCCGTGGACCGCGTTCGCCGACATCGAGGCGTTGCGCACATGGCAATCGCTCGATGTGCTGTTCGCTGGCGACGGCACGCATCAGCAGCGTCGCATCGAGCACCGCGGTCCGCTGTCGTGGGGTATTGCGCTCTACAAGACCGACGATGGGCCGTTCGTTGCCGGCTCGACGCGCGTGACCATGACGCCGAGCGGGCTGGTCGGCAATGTCACGGTGACGGCCTCTGAAAACGTGTTCAAGGCGGGACACGTTGGAGCGCTGATCGAGGTGACGCAAACCGGCAAGCTTGTCGAGCAGACGTTCAACGCCGTCGATCAGGTCAGCGACCACATCACGGTGTACGGCATCACGACCGGCCGCTATTTCTATCGCACGGGTGTCGATAGCGCGTTCGTTGGAACTCTGGTGCTGGAGCGCAGCTTCGATGCTGTCGAGCCGGCAACGTGGACGACCTTCGCGACGTTTACGGACGCCGCAGTCGGGTTCGCCAGAACGGTCGTCAACGACGCTCTCGACAACCTGACGGTTCACTATCGGTTCCGCGTCGATTCCTATACGTCCGGGGCATGCGATATGACGCTGGAGTTCGACAGCGATACGCAGGACGGCCGCGCGCGCATCATTTCCGTGACCAATGCGACGCTGGCCGAGGTCGAAGTCATCCGCGCTTTCGGAAACACGACCGCAACGCGCAATTGGAGGATCGGAGACTGGTCAGATGCGCGCGGGTGGCCGCGCACGCCGGTCATCCACGACAGTCGGTTGCACTGGTTCCGAACCGACACCAACTTTGCGTCGAAGCCAGACGATTACGTGGTGTTCGATGACGCCACCATCGGCGACTCGGCGCCGTTGACGCGCTCTGTTGGCTCGGGCGGCGAGGATGGCGTCGTGTGGGCGGCGTCGCTCGAACGTCTGATCGTTGGCACGGCGTCATTCGAAGCCTCGATCCAATCCTCGGAACTCGATGGCGCGCTCACGCAAACGGAATACACCGTGCGCAAGCTGAGCCGCTGCGGGTGTGCCAACGTGGATTACGCCGCCCATACCGATGGGCTGTTTTTCGTGCAGCGATCGGGGCGCAAGCTCTACGAGATGAGCATCAAAAACGGCGAGACGCGGTTGTCGTCTCAAGACATTTCCAGGCTCAACCCGGAGGCGTATCGCCCCGGCATCAAACGTCTAATTGTTCAGCAGCAGCCCGATACGCGCCTCTATGCTGTGCTCGACGACGGCACACTGGCCGTGCTAACCTACGAGCGCGACGACGAAGTGATTGCCATCACGACGGCATCGATTGCTGGCGCCACGGTCGAAGACGCTTGTGTTCTGCCAAACGAAGATCAAGACGACGTGTACCTGATCGTGAACCGGAACGGGACGCGCTACCACGAGCGGCTGGGCCAGGAGCACGCGCAAACGTCGGCATCGACATGCACGCTGCTCGACTCGCACAAGGTTCTGACGGGGCCGGTGACGCAGATCACGAACGGCCAGCACCTCGCCGGGCAGACGGTGCAGATTTGGGCGGATGGCAAGCGGCGCGCCGACGTGACCATTGGTGCTGACGGAACGGCAGAGATCGGGGCGGGGTACTTCCGCGTGGTCTATGGCCTCGCCTACACGGCGGACTTCAAGAGCGTCAAGTTGGCCCACGCCCCGAAGCTCGGCAGTGCCGTCGGTCAGGACAAGATGGTCCGCGGCGTCGGTATCATTCTCGCGAATTCGTGCCTCGATGGCATCACGGTTGGGCGTGACGCGGATCATCTCGAAAACTTGCCGCTGATGATCGATGGCGTAGAGCGCACAGAGAACCAAATGTTTGCGCACCACGATCAGAATATTTTTGCGATCCAAGGCGAATGGACTTCGGATGCTCGCTTCCACGTTCGCGTCAATTCCGCAGAAGGCCCGGTCACGATGCAGGCGATCGTCATGGACATCGAGACTCGTGATGGAGCAGATTAAGCGCGCCACGGGCGCCGACTGGTCTGCCATGTTCGGCACCTCGGAACCGGCGGATTGGATCGGCCTCGTTGCCGCAAGTCCGCATCTCATTTTCGGGATTGGTGGCGTCTATCGCGCAAACGACGGGCGCTATTGGATGTTCTTCCACCGCGTTGCTGGGATTCGTAAGACGAAAACAGCACACACGGCGGCGCGGATCATTGTAGACATGATGCACGAGGCCGGCGAACCGGCTTATGCGCTGGCCGATCCTCGTTATTCCGGTGCGTGTCTCTGGTTGCGCCGCTTGGGTTTCATCGAAACGACAGAAGCAATCGAGGGGCACACGGTATGGACCCTGTTACCGCAACAGCAGTGACGACGGCTGTCGCCGCAGCTGCGACGGCGACCACGCAAATCATGTCGTCGAATGCCCAGTCGGCGAGCGCGAAGACGCAGGGCCAGTGGGCCGAACGTCAGGCGATGGAAGACCGCGCCGTTGCCCAGCGGCAGGCCGGCGAAGAAACCCGCAAGAAGCAATTGGCGCAATCGCGACTGATGTCGGTGGCTGGCGCGTCCGGCTCTGGCGCCTCTGATCCGACCGTCATGAAGCTGATGGGCGACATCGAGAAGGAAGGGCAATACAACGCTTCGGCGGCTCAAAGTGACGGCGACCGGCGCGCGGCTGGAACCACTTATCAGGCGGCGCTCGACCGCTGGTCGGCAAAAGAGACTTCGAGGGTTTCCAAGATCAGCGCTGCCGGCACGCTCATCGGTGGCATGGGTGATGCTTACGGCAAGTACAAATCGCCGATGGCGCGACGCTATGGGTCACGCGCGTCGTCCGGAACCGGCTATGGTGGCGCTTGATGGCACGACTTCCCACGGCTGAAGACCTCGGGCGTCGCATGCCGACAGCCTCCACGCGCGGAATATCGGTCAAGACGCCGGACTACGGTGCGGTCGGCAAGGCGTTCCAGACGGCGGCCGGAGGCATCAACGCGGCGGTGACTGCGGGCGCCGAGGCTGAACGCGAAATTGCCGACTACGACACCAAGAAGCGGCTGCTGGACTTCCGCCTTGCGACGGAAATGGAACTCGAAGACCGCATCGGCACCATGCCGCCGGGCGCGGCCGGGTTCTCTGGCGACTGGCAGAAGGCGTACCAGCGGAAAGCCAAGGAGTTCGTCGGCAAGGACGACGGCAAGATTCCAGAATCCGTGCGCGGCCCGGTCGGTCTGCAACTCAAACAGCTCGAAGTGCAGCTTGCAGAGCGCGCCAGACGGGCCGAAGACAAGGAACGCGATCGGTTTGAAATCGACGCGCTCGGCGAGTCGCTGGAGGCGCGCAAGACGCTGGTTGCATCACGGCCGGAGGAGCTTGGTCGCCTCAAGGCGGAAGCTTACGAACTCATCGATGCCAACCCGCGCCTGTCGCCAGTCGCCAAGGCCAAGCTCAAGAAGGACTACATTCCCGGACTGGTCGAAGAGCATTACCGAGGCCGCGCGGCGCGCGCCACGGATGCCGAGGCTTACAAGGCGATCCTCGACGAATTGAAGCCGGACATGCCCGACAAGGCGTCGTCGCGGCCATTGGAGCAAGGACGGACCACGAAGGGGCCATCCGGCTGGGCCGCGCACAATGAGACATGGAAGGGCCTGAGCGGCACTGAGAAAGCTGCGGCAATGGCGCTTCTCGAAGCGGACGGCGCCAACGCCAACGACGCGCGCAACGCGCTGGCGGCCATGGTCAACCGCGCCGGCAAGGGCGGCGAGGACTTGGGCGCTCACGTCTCGCGGTCCATCTATCAGCCGACCATCGAGCCGGCTCAGGAACGGCGACTTGAGCGCGTGTTGCGGTCGCCTGAGTTCGCCGACCTCAAGGGCTGGGCAGAACGCCGTGTTGCCGGGCAGGAATCCGATCCGGTGCAGGGCGCAACGCATTTCCTCGCGAGTGAAGACACCATGTTGGCGCTCGAAGCCAAGGAGCCCCGCAAGTACAAGTCGTGGCGGAAGTGGACCGGGTTCGACGGCAAGAGCTATCGCGGCGTTATCACGCGCGACGGCAGTCACGCTTTCCTGGCCCCGGAAGGCGCGGCCGATACCGCTGTCGGCGATGATCCCAACGCCTATGACGGTCCCCACCCTGAGATGACGCAGAAGCAGCGGCGCCGGATTTACAACGTCATCGTGGACGACCAGAACAAAGCGCTGGCCGGCATGCGCGAGGAAACCAAGGCCGCACTGGAGTCCGAGGTCGAAGCCATCCGGCGCACTGGCAAGGGCTCTCCGAACTATGAGAAGGCCGCGAAAACGGCGGCGATGCTGATGACGCCGAACCAGTTGCGCGATCACGAGATCGAGCGCGCCGAAGCGGAATACGAGTACCAGCTCATGGGCGGCATCGAGCGGTTGACGCCGGACGCCATCGCCGAGAAGATGCAGCGGGTGAAGCCCGATCCCAGCGCCGGAGAAATCAGCTACAAGGCGCACGCCAAGGCGTTCGACAAAGCGCTGCGCTTCACCGAGAAGCTGCAAGCGTTGCGCGAGACCGATCCTGCGAGCGCTGTCGATCCCGGTATCCGCACCAAGCCGGATCAGCCGGCAATCCCGATGCGCGTCGGTGATCGCATCCTCGAAGCCGACCCGGACATCGAGGCGGCCCGTTCCGGGAAGAAGGGGCCGATCGCGCTCATGGATGCCCGCATGGCGGCGCAATCCAAAGTCGGGATCGATCCTGAAATGAGGTCGCCGATCACGAAATCGGAAGCGGATCGCCTGTTGGCTCCGGTGATGGGTCTCAAGGGCGACGACCTTGCCGGGCCGTTCACCAAGCTGGCCGTCACCATCGAGCAGCAGTACCAGCACCACGCGCCGGCCGTGCTGCGCTATCTGGCGCGCGTCAT